CTGGCATTGAACTGAGCGACGATATTGACGAAGAGGCAATTGCCGATCGCATTGCTTCTCTTCGCACCGTTCAGGAGCAGCAGGAGCCTCAGTCTCAGTCCGCCGCCCAAGTGCCTCAGGGGCAAACCCCTGCTGACGCTATGAATGAGGCGGTCAAGGCACAGTTCGCTTCCCTGCGCAAAGAGCTTGATGATCTGCGCAAGGCAAAGGAACAAGTTGAGGAAGAGCGCAATCTTGAGCGTCAAAAACGCCGCGAAAGCAAGCTTGAGCAACTTGTAACCGATGAGCTTGCAAAAGCTGAGTGTCGCCGTCCGCAGCACCTCTTCAAGCTGATGAAAGAAAATTTCCGTCTGCTTGAAGATGAAAGCACTGTTGTGTACGGAACCGAGCAGGATCCCGTTGCACTGCGCGATGCTGTTATTCGTCTGCGCGACGATGAAGAGTATTCCCCGTACTTCATGGGCAGCGGCGCAACCGGTTCGGGCATGACAACCACCCGTGCCGCCACTCCGTCTTACACAAACAACCCATTTGCCTCGGGCAGTGTTAATGCAACGAAAGTTGCTGAGCTGATGCAAAAAGATCCCGACAAAGCTCGTCGCCTCATGAACGAAGCGCGTCTTGCGGGCAAGCTCGATCCCGTCATGGCACGCGCCTTCAGCTGATATAGAATCAGCGAGTGGTTGAAGCTCTCTACCTCCCGCAAGGGGGGTATTTTTTTGACCGCTATTCTGCTAGCAGATTCCCGCGTGACATGGCGATCCCCGAGCGCGTCAAAGCTGCAATGAAAAAGAACGGGCTTACCCGTGTAAATTCTCCTAAGCGCACGCCAAATCACCCAACCAAAAAGGGTGTTGTCATGGCGAAAGAGGGCGACAAGTATAAGCTGATTCGTTTTGGCGATGCAAATATGACGACTGCGGGCAATCGACAGGATGAGCGATCAAAAGCTCGTCGTGCATCTTTTCGCGCCCGTCATCGTGAAAATATCGAGCGAGGAAAACTTTCAGCTGCTTATTGGAGTTCACGTGAGTTGTGGTGACAGCTAGACTGGTTTCATGTTTTTCTGTTCGCCATGAAAAAGAAAACCAAGGCCGAAAAGAAAATCAGCAAAGTCATGCGTGAGTACAAGGCGGGCACGCTCAAGTCCAGCTCGGGCAAAAAAGTAACTTCCCCTGCTCAGGCTCGCGCCATTGCGCTATCTGAAGCGGGTATGACTCGCAAACCCAAGAAAGGTGCCAAGAAATGAAAAAGAAGCCTGGCCTTTACGCCGCAATTCACGCTAAACGCGAGCGTATTGCTGCAGGTAGTGGCGAGAAAATGCGCAAGCCGGGCGATCCCGGTGCGCCAAGTGCTGCTAATTTCCGTGCCGCCGCAAAAACCGCCAAGAAGCGCAAGCCGAAAAAGAAACGCTAGTATTTGTGAGTTAGGGGCCGTGCCCCGTGTCCGCAGAAAGTGGCCGTGCCTCATTCTGCCTGTCTTGAGAGTGTGGACATAGGCCGTGCCTGTCCGCTCGCAAACTTTTGCGGTCGAACCGCAGCCAACTCCAATCATTCTCTTTTGAGGCAAAGCCATGCTTCTCGCAGGTGTTCCGCTGATCCCCGAACTGTTCCTGGGCTATCAGCAAGAAGAAGTGCAAGATCGCAACGCTCTTGTGACTTCTGGTCTTATGACCACCAACGCTGCTATTCAGAGTGAATTCCAGAAGGGCGGCAAAACCATTGATCTGCCTTTCTTCGGCGATCTCTCGGGCGACTCTGAGATCCTGAATGACACCACTGGTCTGACCCCTCAGACTCTGGCTGGTGGCGTGCAGATCGGTGTGCGCAACATGCGCGGCAAGAGCTGGAAGTCTTCTGATCTGGCCGCCGAACTGGCTGGTTCCGATCCGATGCAGGCCATTGCCCGTAGCACCGGTCGCTACTGGGTGCGTGACATGCAGAAGACCCTGATCAACGAGATCAAGGGCCTGTTTGCTTCTGGCGGCCCCCTGGCCACCTCCCACGCTGCTGGCGGCACCGGCACTGCCCTGACCCCTGACGCTCTGATCGACGCCATCGCCAAGCTCGGTGACGCTGGTGAAGAGCTGACCGGTGTGTTCATGCACTCCCGGACCTTCTACGCCCTGATGAAGCAGGATCTGATCGTTCCTGCCTCTACCACCTCCCAGCTCGATTCCCGCCTGTCGGCCGAGCGTCTGGAGAAGGGCACCTATCTGGGTCGCCCGGTGTTCGTTGATGACACCCTGCCTGTTGACGCTGCTGCTGGCACCGGTGGTGGCGTTGGCAAGGATGTGCTCTCCACCTATTTCTTCGGTCCTGGCGCCTTCGCTTATGCGACTGCTCCTGCCAAGACTCCCCTGGAGACCGATCGCGATTCCCTGAAGGGCATCGACTTCCTGATCAACCGCACCCACTATCTGGTGCATCCGAACGGCATCAGCTGGACCGGTACTGCTGCTGGCAACTCGCCCAGCAACGCTGAACTGGCCACTGGCACCAACTGGACGAAGGTGTTCACGGACAACCGGAACATCCGCATCACCCAGCTCAAGGCTTACATCTGATCGGTGTAAGTTGTAAATGCCCCCTTCGGGGGGCTTCTTTTTTACCTAGGAGGTACTTGTCATGGGAATGGCTTCATTCCGCATTGCAGAACAGGAGCGTCAAGAGCGTGAAGCTCAAGCCGCTGCTCCTGCTGAATGCCCTATGCCCGAACCTGCTGCTGAGGAAGCCCCTAAAGCAGCTACGGTGACTGCAAAGGCTCGGACCACTTCTAAGGGCTGAGCTGTAACGGAGCGGGTCGATGGCCTTTGTATCAACACTTGGCGCTTCTGACGCCAACTCATTTTTGAGCGTTGCTCGGGCCACGACCCTTCTCGGTGAGCTTCCTGTGAGCGCGGGTATTACAGCTTGGCTCGCGCTCAATTCCACTCAAAAAGAGCAGACACTTGTTGCTGCGACGATGGCAGTCAATCCCTTGAAATGGAAAGGGACTGTTGCCACGCAAGAGCAATCTTTGTCTTGGCCGCGCCGCATGAAAGTTGACGGGCGCGTTTTGCCATATGACGAACTGCCAATTGATTTTGAAATTGCCGTTGCCTATATGGCAGCTTTTCTTGGCAGTGGTGGTGGATATACAGCGGTTGCAGCGAATGATGGCGGCGCTTCGTTGCGTAGTACAAATCAGTACGACGAAGTTGAACTTGGCAATGGCGCGCTGCGCGTGAAGTTCAAGGGTGGCGACACTCCTCAGACGGGCATGGATTACATTCCGCCCTTCTCGATGGATATTCTGAGCCGTTACGCAATTGACTCAAGCTTCAATCAGCCCTATGTAACACGCGATAGTGTTGCAAAGCTTGATCCATACTACGGAAATTCCGCGTTCCGCCCAAATCGTATTCGTGTTGTGGGCAGTCAAATTTATCCTTCCTATGGTGGGTGGGCGAGCAACCCACTCTGATGAGCCATGGCGCTGGTCGATGACATTTTCGGTTCAATCCCGGCGCCACTGATCAATCAGTTTGGAATTGATGCGACGTATATCAAACTTTCGCAGAATCAAACTTACAATCCAGAGACAGGCGTAGTCTCGGGCTATTCGCAAGAAGTCTCTGTCAAAATTTTTATTTACACGCCAGGCCGAGCAGATCTGGGTGGGGCGCCATACGAAAACGTCGGCGTCAAAATTTTGCTTTCTACGCAAGAACTGGGCTCTTACTACCCGCAAAAAGGTGATTCTATTCGCTATCAAGAAGCGGGCGCTTCTAGAACTGCAATTATTACCGGCGTTGAGTCAAACAGGGGCGATAATCCTATACTTCATATGATTGTTGCGAGGCTGAGCTGATATGGCAAGAAGAGCTGGTCGAATTAGTTCAACTCAGGCTGCAAAATTTCGTGCTCAAGCGGAAAAAAGCATTGCGGGCCAAATAAAAAGGGACATTGACAGAAAAGTCGCTCGCGGAGTGCAAGAGTTTGCCGTGAAGTCAATGAATAGCCTTGCTCAGGCAGGCCCTGCCTGGACCGGCGAATTTTCTGCGTCTTGGGGATTCGCCCCAGAGGGCGCTCAACCGCAGACGCCAGGAACCACGGGAAGGGTTTACAAGTACACAAAATATGATGTACCTATTCGATATGTAGAGAATTTAATAAAAAATGGAGTCGCAAGATTTAGTATCTCAAACACTTCGCCCCATGCTTCGATTGCAATCGACGAAAGCACGGGAGTATTTGAGCGATCTGGCGTGCCAATAAAAATAGATGACTGGGAGTTTGGCGATGCAGATCCACGCCCTGGCCTGAGATATGACATTGGCAATTCTGTCGATCAGGATGACCCAGACGCAAACTCTAGTAGAACTGCTCCACCGGACTGGTACGCAAATTACTTACTCGGTGGCGCATTTCAGAAAGACCTGAGCGTCGGATTTTCTTTTGGCTTTGAGGAGCGATGACAATGAACTACCAATCCATCCGCGCAAAACTTGAAGGGCCGCTTCTCACCGCGTACAACGATCAGGCGCCTGCTGTTCCTGTTTATTTTGACAACATCACTTTTGTTCCGCCCGATCCGCCAAAAGAGTATGTGCGCGTAAATGTGACATTCGGTATGATGTCAGAATGCGCGCTAACAAATGAACTTGACTTTGCTCGGGGTGCAATTGTTATTCGCTGCTTTGCCGCAAAAAGCAATGGCCCTGCCAGGTGCCAGCAGCTTGTAGCACTTGCAAAGCAAGTCATAGATGCAATAAATTCTACACCAAAAGCAGCAAACACGACATACGTTCGCGTCAAGGATATTACCGGACCTTTGTTTAGTTCGATGGAAGATAATCCACACTTTGTTGGCAAAATAGAAGCTGGTTGGCAAGCAACAGTGAAGTAGTCGCTACGCTGCTCTTAGCCGGGCAGTGCCCGCACAAGCCACTACCCCCTGTTTGTCATGGC